GGTATTATATGCTAAAAGTGAATTTAATTTTCAAGAATTAGCGAATGTATTAAGTAAAGTAAAAGGGAAGTTTATTTTAACTTTAAATGATAGTCCTAACATTAGAAATATTTTTAAAGATTTTAACATAAGAGGTATTACGGTAGGGAGTAGTAATCCAAATCAAAATATCGGCGGTAAATCAAGAAAGGAAGTTATAATTAAAATAATGGTTTGCAAGTTTTTAAAAAGTGCACCTATGATGAATATAACTTACCCCTTTGGTAGGCTCTGACAGTAAAGAACTGAGCCCACTGAACCTATCAAAGGGGCAGCCACCAGCCAATGGAAGTAGGCAGCAGTTAGGGGATAAACAGTTGCAGTAGCCATATCACGAGTCGATAAGAATTCTATGTCACAGAATATCCATTATATGGCCGAGGGAGAGAGAAGCATGTTCAAGCCTTTTCATTTAGTGGTATTTCAAAACACGCATATCTTTCAAGATTTAAAAAAATATCAAGGTCGGTGGATAGTCTCACATCGGATGAGATAAGTAATATTGTTTCAAATGACTTGGGTTCAGATACCTTTATTATGAATAATCCTCCTATAACAAGATTCAAGGGGATCATTAATACTCAGACGCCATTGGATGCTATTGAATGGTTAAGAAAGAAAACATATGATGAGAAGCAAGCACCTTATTACTTCTTTCAAACATTGAATGGTGATATCAATCTATCTTCTCATACAGAATTGGTTGAGCAGACTGCCTACTACGATTATCATAGTACTAGAGACTTCACCAGTGATCCAAATAGTGAAGCGGATTATCTAGAAAGAAAACATAGAATACTTGAAATCACATCGGATCTTAAATTGGGAAAAATATTCCAGGCTATCGACGGTGCATATTCCTCTGAAAATTTCTACCTTGATGTGGGTAATAAAACTTTCACATCTACAGAATTTTCCTATTCAGGTAAATTTATTAAAGGAGAAGGTAAAGCGCCGCCCGCCCGAGTAGGGCTTGATCCAGCTAATAGCTTAGGAAAGAAGTCACCAATCTCTTCAGACTTCTTGATCGGCGATGCTACTATCAATGAGAATTATCAGTCACACTATGAGTATGTCTCAACGAACGCCTTTGCTTTTGGGGACACTGATAAGAACTATAATGAGATGAAAAAGGAAAGCGGAGGAATCACCAAGGCATACGTTGAAAATCTTGAATCAGTCACACACGATTTAAAATTATTTGGAGATTTTGAGTTAAATGCTGGAGTAGTGATTGATGTTATATTGCCGCGGGCGATGAGCCCCGAGGTTCAAAAGAAAGTTTTAGCAGATCCATATGGATATGTCGATAAACATCTTTCGGGTAAATACTTAATTACCTCTTCTATACATACATTTGATGATGGAGAATATTTCACAGAGGTGAAAGTAAAACGTGATTCATTCACGATTGATTTATAATTATGAGTACAGAAAATTTTATGCAAAATGGTGGAGCATTCCACTGGTTCACTGGAGTCGTTGAGGATATACAAGACCCCAAAGAGATGGGACGTATTCGTGTAAGATGCTACGGCTTTCACACAAAGAATAAAGAAGATCTTCCAACTGAATCACTACCATGGGCTTCCCCAATGCTTCCTGTGACATCTGCGTCGATGACCGAGTTGGGAACTTCTGCGACAGGTCTGTTAAAAGGTTCTTGGGTGATTGGATTCTTCAGAGATGGTTCGAATGGTCAAGATCCTATTATAATGGGTTCTGTTCCTTCAATGTCTTCACTTGTAGATTATCAGTATGGATTTACAGACCCTGAAAAAAGATATCCAGTGAATACAAAACTTGATATTGCTGAGACTCCATTAGCCGCTAAGAGTATTGATGAAGCCTATAAGAAAGCATTCTCTTATACGAAGAAAGTAGAATTGAGAGAGGCGCATGATGTTGTTCCTACTGCAAATGCTGCTCATGAAAACAATTGGGTGTTCCCAGACATTGATTCAGTTATTAAACCACAATATCCTAAGAATCATGTCATTGCTTATGAGAAAGCGACTGATACTTTAGAAGATTCACACATTGTTGAATTCGATGTGACACCAGGACAAGAAAGAATCTCAACCATTCATAGAACTGGTACGTATAGAGAGATCACTCCAACTGGAGATGAAACAAGTGTTATTGTTGGAAATGATTTTCAAGTTGTTGTTAAGAATCAGAATGTAAATGTGATTGGTAATTGTAATCTCACAGTTGATGCGAGTTGCTCGACATACATTAAAGGTAATTGGAATATTCAAGTTGATGGTAATGTTGTTACTAACATTGGAGGTAGTTATGAAGAGAATATTGGCTCTACATTAAAGCAGACTACTGGAGGGCCTGTTACTGAAACTTATGGTGGAAATCAAGTAACAACTGCTCCAAATATCTTACTCAATTAGTATAAATAGAATATATGGGCAATAAATTTTCAGATAACAACACGGGGAGATCAACGCTGACTTCACGGAGAAGATTGTATGCGGATTTACCTTTAGCTTTTAATATCCATCCTAACACACAAGACCTTACAGTATTGAGTGATATCGATGCTGTGAAACAATCGGTGAAGAACCTTGTATTAACAAACTTTACTGAGAGACCTTTTCAACCTAGAATAGGTGGAAATATCACAGCTTTACTATTCGAACCCGCTGACCACTTCACCGAAATAGTTATCAAGGATGAGATTATTAGTGTACTAGAAGAGCACGAACCAAGAGTGAATGGGATTTTTGTTGAAGTGATTGATGAATCCGACACTAACTCTTATCGGGTTAGTATACAATTTAATGTAATATTTTCTGACCAAAGAGAAGAAACTAATTTTTACCTCGAACGCACACGATAATGGCACAATTTAATGTAACAGAACTAGACTTTGATAGGATTAAAGAAAATCTTATCAGTTATTATAAAAATTATCCTGGTGGTAAATATAAAGACTTCGACTTCGAAGGTTCAGGTCTTAATATGATGATGGATATCCTGGCGCATAATACACACTATAATGCGATCACCGCTCATACTTCAATCAATGAAACATTCCTTGACTCCGCACAACTAAGATCAAATGTTGTATCCCGCGCTAAACTCTTGGGTTATACTCCAAATAGTATTAGATCTGCTAACTGCGGACTCACATTAGAATTTAATGGATCAGTTAATAACTCTGAAGAAACATTCACACTTGATGCAGGAAAGAGAATTACAACAAGTCTTAATGGAAAGACATATACATTTATCACTGTTGAGGATTACACTACACCTTTAGTTGGTGGAAAATATACATTCTCTAATATAGTATTCCACCAAGGGATTCTAAAGAGACAAAGTTTTATTGTGCGAGAAGCTGCTGGCAAAGGTCAGAAGTATGTATTGAAAGATAATACAGCAGATGTATCTCATTTGAAAGTTAAAGTTTATGACAATACTTCAAGTGATAGTTTTTCAATTTATAATAAGTTTACTACATTCAATGATGTGACAGATCGAAGTGAGATTTATTTTATCACAGAAAATCATGATGGAAATTATGAAATAGAATTTGGTAACAATGTTTATGGAAAGAAACCGAGTGGTCAGAATATCATTGAACTTGAATATATAAGTACGTTTGGTGAAGAATCAAATGGCGCGACATCATTCACATGGGCATCGAGTAACCCTGCTCCAATCTCTATTACATTGGAATCACGGGCGAGTGGAGGAGCAATAAAAGAAGATATTGAATCAATTCGTTTCAATGCACCTTTAACCTTTGCATCTCAAGAGAGAGCTGTTACAGTTGATGACTATCTAGCCATAATTAAAAGAGATTTTCCTGCAGCAAGTATTGTGTCTGTGTGGGGTGGTCAGGATAATGATCCACCACAATATGGTAAAGTTTTTGTATCAGTAAAACCTAATTCTGAAAATGCATTAACTGACATACAGAAAGATGAATTGAAGGGATTACTTTCTTCAAAAAATGTTGCATCAACTATTCCAGAGATTATTGATCCAGATTTCACATATTTATATTTTAATATATTCTTTAAATATGATTCAAATCAAACAGATCTGAATAAATCCGATCTTGAAACACTTGTTAGAAATGAATTAATAAGTTATAATACAAGTGTTCTGCAAAGTTTCAATACAGTGTTCCGCCACTCCAATTTCCTTAGATCAATCGATATCGTGGAATCATCTATCCTTAGTACAACAGCGAGAGTCTTCGTGTATAAGAAAAAGGATTTGGCTAAGTTTGATACAATATCATCAGAGTTATCATTTGGTTTTGAAATCTATGGAGACATTGATGATTCAGAATCCTATATATCATCGGATCAATTTAAATATCAAGGCTACTCTGTTAGACTAGGAGATGAACCTCTATCAAATACAACAAGACGAATCTATGTGTATAGAGTTGATGCTTCTGGGACAGAGATAAAAATGATCAACGATGTTGGAACTTTGACACCGATCACAGGACTACTTCGATTCAATCCCATACTCACTGATACGACATCGACAATTAATGTATATTGTACTCCAGCATCGAATGATGTTGTTGCTAAGAGAAATAACTTGTTACAGATTGATTCTAATAAATCAATTGTATCGGGAGATGTTGATACGATTTCTGTCGGTGGTGCTGCAGGTGCAATTGATTACACAACATACAATAGACATAGTTAATGGATATTTCAATAGCAACTGCGAGACCCGCAACAACTGAGGCGAATACTGTCGAGTCTTTGGTGCCCATGCAACTAAGAGAAGGCGCGGATAACTTCATTGGCTTCATTGAAGATTATTACTCTTATATGAATACAGATGGTTTACCATCACAAGAGATTAATAACATCTTAACTGAGCAAGACATTGATCGAACTTCTGCACAATACATTGATTCAATTCAAGCTGAAATTGCTAAAAATATTCCAAGATCTGCAGCATTTAATAGAGTTTCCTTATACAAGAAAATTGTAAAATACTATCTCACGAAAGGCTCAGAGGATAGTATCATTAATTTCTTTAAGATCTTTTATGATGATGTTATCTCGATTCAATATCCAAGGGAATTGTTATTCAAGCCATCCTCTGGTGACTATAATGGTAGTATGTATAGAGATACTAAAGGGTTTGTTTCTAAGTCGGATGTTCTACAGGATATTTATTTCTGGCAGGATTTCTCTTATGTGATTAACTCATCTATTGGTGCTGCTGAATGGAAGAATGAATTTAATAAACTTGTTCATCCCGCGGGCTTTAAGTTCTTTGCTATACTTTCACTATTGATTGTTCGAAGAACCAATTGGATCGGGAGATTTGTTAGATTTAATTCTTTCACTAGAACATATGAAACCACACTGCCAAGAAATTACAGGGATTTGTATAAAACACATGATTATAATGATCTTGATTGGTTGAAGAGTTTAACTCCACCGCATAAATCAGGTATCAATGAAAGATATAGCGATAGTGTTGGCGATCATATGCCGATGTTTCAATATGGTCTCTTGGGTAATATAGCCACGCGATCCATCGCCACCATACTCAATTATGATGATGCGACATTCTTAAGACTTGTTATATTCATCACCAATTACTTCACCAAGTCAGACTCTGACAGTTCTATAAGAACTCGAAATGATTATATTCAAAATTTAAAATTCTTGGATACAGATAGTATTAGTGAATATAAAAATGTGCCAATAGATCATGGTCTTAAATTTAATTATAATGATATTAAATTCCCATCGATCGATCCATTAGTCTATAGCGATAATCGGCTTGGTCGTGGTGGAGATTTCATAGTTGAGCAATCAACATCTGATGTGATGTTATTGACACAAGACGGCGGAAACAACTTATCTGATAATTATGAAAACCGCAGAATTTTCTCGAATATATCAAGTTTCATAACAATTATTGATGAATCACCTCCTATTGGAATTATAACGATAGATCAATCTGAATCCTCGCCCGCGATATCATCTCTAAATATAATTACACTATCGGGTGATCAATTAATCAATATAGTATAAATAGTAGATATGGGTATTTTAATTTCAAATTTAAGTAGTACGACAAATATTGCGAATAGTGATAGTCTTATTTTAGATCAATCTGATAAGACTGTTAAAATCACACTCGATGAATTGTCCACACATTTTTCATTAACTGAATTGCAGGCGGATGTTGAATTAGATAATCTGGCTGCCATTAGTAATTATACTGTTATAGGTAATGTAAGTGGAGCCAGCGCTAAGCCGAGTGAAGTCCCCATCCTTAATCAAAACAGCTTGACTTCGAATAGTTCGACTGCACTAGCCACACAGAGTAGTATCAAATATTATGTTGATGAAAATATTGCACCTCTACAAACACAGATAGATAATCTCATAGGTGGTGGGGGAACTTCGAGTCTTTATGATGTGTGGCCGGTTGCCTACGGCCCTCTCGACCCAATTGCTGCAAATTCTGCATATCTATTAACACAGGGAACTTTAATAGATTACATTGATACAAAGGTTACAGGTATTTTACCTACACAATTAAGCACTGGTGCTCCTGTATGGGATGTCTCTGGTTATGTGACATTAGGCGCGGAGGGAGTGAATGATGATCACCTTGTT